GATTTTCGGTTTTTGACCGAGGCTGAGAAAATGGTGATTTACCGGATGCGCTGTTTGCGGCCTTTTGAGAAAATCGAGATCCGTTTGGATGACAACCGGCGGGGAAAACTGGCCGTGGTTTTTTCCAGCACTTGCAAAGAAATTTTTAATGATTTATAATAAAACTATAAATTAAGTGTTCACTCCGGCAAAAGGCAATTATAGCCAACGGAAACCTTAATCTTTTTTGGTTTCCGTTTTTTGTTATATATGCTCAATTTTTCAATCGGTTATCAAATAACCAAAGAGTTAAACGAATTCCGCACCGCCAAGTTAAAGCTGGCCTCGGTCAATGAGGACGGCAGCGTGCGCTATTTGGGCAAAGACCCCGCGGGTTATTATTTTAACCAGCAGGAAACGCTTAACATTATCGACCTTTACTGGAACTCCAAATTTCAATCCGGCCTGAAAGACGCCAACGGCAACCGCAAGATTTTTATGAACATCGGCAAGTTCCGTTCCGAAGTGGCAGCCAAGCAGATTGATTTAGATGTGAAAGATTTTCGCTTTGTTCCCGATGACTACGCCGAGCCGTGGGACGCGATATTTTTACAGAAAGATTTTAAAGAATGGACGAAGGACAATTATTTTGGCGAGCTGATAAACCAATGCGTTGAAAACTTTCCCAAATACGGCACGATTATTTTGAAGAAAGTCAATAAAAAATTGGAGTTTGTGCCGTTGCAACTGCTGGTAAACGAACAGGCCGCTGATTCGCTCAAAGACGCGGCGTATGTGATCGAACAGCACCCGGGAATGTATTTGCACGAAATCCAAGCGATGAAGGATTGGAACACCGATGGCTTGAAATTGAAATACGGCGAGACCATTGATGTGCAAGAACGCTATGGCTATGTGCCTCTCAAATGGTTGAAAGAGATAAACGGCGGGGCGGTTCAGGAGGGTGATGAGGATATCAGCGTGGATGCGCTGGTGATTTGCGCCCAAGCCAAAGACGCGAAAAAGGCCAAAGAGGGCTGGCACATTTTCTTTGCCGAGGAGATCAAAAAACGGCCGTATGAGGAAGTCCATTGGAATAAACAGCATGGACGCTGGCTGGGTTGCGGCACAATGGAGGATTTGATCGAAAACCAAGAAGCTAAAAACATTATTGTTAATCTTATCCGCCGGTCTTTGCAGTGGGGTTCAAAGAGGATTGGCCAGACCGCGAACGCCGATGTCGCCGCCAAGAATTTGGCCACCGATGTCAAGGACGGCACGATCCTTGAAGTGGGCCAGAACGGGGCGATCACGCCGGTTGATTTGTCGAGCCGCAACCAAGCGGAGTTCCAGCAATTCTTGACCGAATGGGAAACCAACAGCGACCAGAAGGCGTTCACTTACGAAGTGGCCACCGGCGAGGGAATGAGCGCGGGGACGCCATACCGATTGGGGGTGATATTGTCAAGCGCGGTGCAGACCTATTTCAATCTTAAAAAGCAGAAACTGGGGTTATTTTTTAAGAGGGTGATGACCGAGTTTATGATTCCCGACTTTTTCAGGGATATGGCCAAACTTGACCGCGTGGTTTCTTTTTTCAGCGATGAGGCGGGCTTTGAGATTTTGAAATGCGCGGCAATAAATTTCGTTAAATCGGAAGCGACCAGAATATCGCTGTTGTCCGGCAAAGTGGTGGACGCGCAAACGCTGGCCGATGCGGTTAATCCTTTCGAGGCGGTAAAACAATTGGTGTTCAATGTTTCCAAAGACAAATACGAAAAAGAAAAATGGAAGTTTGATTTGGAAATCGTCAATGAAACTGTGGATGTTACCGGCAAGATCGCCACACTGAGCAGTTTGTACCAGTTAATGGCGCAAGCGGGCGACCCGAGAGCCGAAAGCGTCTTGGAGCGCATTGCCCAGCTATCCGGCGAGAATATGGCAAGGTTTGGCGCAAAACAGCCAACCGCCCCCGCGCAAATGCCGCAAGCAGGGCAAATGCCCGAGGTTAATTTAAACCAAAAAAATGAAAAAACAAATGCTGGAACGCCAATTTAATATCGTGGCGGGATTGCAGGAGGTGGATGAGTTTGCCGGATTGCTGAGAATGGTGATTGACGACATCGCCGACATTCGCACCGAGATGAAACACGGCGAAACGAGAGCGGGATTGGTGGGTTATTTGGAGGAAGTTTTAGGGAAGTTGAATCGTATTCGCAACAATGACCGCAGAGAGGAGTTTGATTCCGACTGCGTTTAATAATCGAGGCAGGCAAACCTCATAAAAAACCTAATAACAGGAGAAAACCTATGGCAAATCAAAATGAGGGCAGCGACCCTAATATCGCCAACGAAAGTGGAGTGGAGCAGGAAGTCAAAATCGATGACACTATTAACCCTGACGAAGCCACCCCAGAGCAGGTCAAAGAATTGATTAAGACCGCTCAAACCGCGATTGCGCAAAAAAAACACTGGCGCGATAAGGCCGTTGACCCCGAAACGGGCAAGCCTTACAAAGACCTGTTTAAAGCGCAACCGCACACCAACCCGCCCGCGGCGGCGACGCTCGAGGCAGAAGGCCGGATCAAGAAGCTGGAATTGGCCGAGGAAAAAAGGCAATTTGGCTATCTTAACAATCTGGCTCCGGAGGAAACCGATCACGTTTTCGCTTACGCGCAAGGCAATGGAATAAAGCCCAGCGACGCGCTGGCCCGTCCTTTTATCAAGACGGCAATCGAGGCGATGCGCCAAGAGGCGAAAATAGGAAACGCGACCCCGGGCCCCTCGTCGAAAGCCCCGATGGTAGAAGGTAAATCGTTTTCGGAAATGAAAGACGACGATAAACGCGCCAATTTTGGCAAATTTGTCAACGCTTTGCAGAGCCGCAAACGATAAGACGGGCAGGTTCATAAAGTTATATGGCAGTTACATCCGATCCGGCCACTTATACGGATTTGGCTCCGGTCATTCCCGAAGTGTGGCCCCCGATAGTTTTGGAAGAAATGTTTGCCAAGGCGATCGCGGCAAATTTCTTTACCGATTTGAGTGAATATATGCGCGACCAAGGCGACATCGCCAACGTCCCGGGTGTGTTCACCAACGCGTTTACCGCCAGCACGCAGTCAACGCAAGGCGCGGAATTGACGACCCAATTCCCCGCGCAGGATTCCATCCAGTTGTCGATCAACACTCACGACTACATTGCCCTGATAGTGGGCGATAAAGACGCCAAACAGCTTTTGCGGAGTTTTGACTTTAACAAAGTCTATGCCAAGAAAGCCGCGGGAACATTGAGAATCGCTTTGGAAGACGCGCTGTTTGGCCTGTGGAGCGGTTTGTCAACCAATTCGGTTGGTGATACCGCCACAGTGCTTGCGGACGCGGAAATCCGCGAATCCATCTATAAGCTGGAAAATGCCAACTTTGATACTTTGGACGGCGATGTGGCGTGGTTCTTCCACCCCTACACCTTCTATGTGCAATTGGGGGCGATCTCCAAGTATTACGACCAGTCGCAAAGAGGGCCGGCCAATGTGGGAGGCTTTACGGCGACCGGCGTAATCGGCCAGGGAAACCGCGCGACCGGCTTTAAAGGCCTGTTGTATGGTATCCCCGCATCCGTATCGTCCCGGGTTGTGTCGGGTTTGCAAACCTACCGCAACCTGTTGGCGCATAAGAGCGCGTTCGGTTTTGCGACCCAGTTCCAGACCAGTCCGCTGGCTTCTTCCGCCGAAGAAAGCCGTGTGCGGGCGCAGGCCAGTTATGAGTTGCGCAACCTTGGCTGGCTTACCGTGTTGGATATGATTTTTGGCGTTATCGAAATGCGCGATGCCGCCGCAGTCGTAGTCAACGGGTCAAGTTCGTTCATCAACAGCTAACATTGTTAGCGGCCGGATGGCGGGAGCAATCCCGCCTCCGGTTAAGCCAATTTTTTAAAATGACTAATCCAGAAATGGATGATCGCGAAAGCGATTTTGACATTAAGCAAGCAAGCGGAAATGTTATCTTTCAACCGAATAACGCCCTGATGGGGAAAACCGACTTGCGTGAAAAGGACGGCAGGCCGCAACGGATATTTTTCTACAACAATCTCGACACCGGCAAGGTGATGACATTCACCGAACAGGAAGCCGCGATGATGGAAAAATCATCTTACCGGTTCATTTTGCGCCAAATAGGATGTTCGGACGGGACGTCCTACAAAAAGCACATCCGCGAGTGCGGCGTAAAGCCCGGGCAGGTAATCACCAAGCAAAAAGCGCAGGAAATCCTTGACGGCGCGCTGGCCGCCGAGATCGAAGCCGCAAGAGGCCATTTTGACCGCCCGATGTCGCAAAGCGTCCATTTTGACGCTTCTTTTCCGTTGGAGCAACGGCCGACTTTTATCCCTCCAAAATAGTATGGACACGAAAACAAATCACATCTTAAACCAGATCACCAAAGGAATACCGCGCCATTTGGCCGAAAATGTAACCCAAAAGATCGTGGACGACAGCGGCGAGCAGTTGGCAAAGGCGGCGATCAACGACCCGCATATTTCATACAAGAAAAAAGAGCAGTTGCGCAAATACCTTTATGACGGCAAATTCCGCAAAGAGGAAACCGCCGAAAACGAGGCAACGATAAACGCGCTTGACGATTATCACACCGCCGAGATTGCCAAAGCAAGGCGTTCAGGCGCGCTGGCCGACCCGATGAGCGACCCTTTCTACCGGCAAAGAATGGAACGGCTGGCAAAGGGCGATGTGCGCAAAGCCGAGCCGCTAACACGCAACGAGATAAGCAACGCAATCCGCGCGTTAAGGCGTAATGACGACGATGATTAAAATTGTCGGCCAAATGGTATGCGGTGGGGGCGAGGCCGACCGATACTTAGAGGAAAGTTTTAAAGAGTTTGCGCGGCTATGTGATGATGTGATTATCTGCTTTTGCAACGCCACCGAAAAAGAAAAGGCGCTGGCCAGAAAATACGATTTTCGCTTTTACGACGACAACCGCGAGTGGGGAAAATACCAGCCGGGCATTAAAACCGGATTGTTGAAAAGGATTTTGAAACTTGGCGCGGATTGGATTTTGCCGCTTGATAGCGACGAAACACTTCCTACGATTAGCAGTCAAGAGTTGCGAGTGCTAACCGAAGGCCGCGAGAGTTGCTATTTCTATGTGGTGAATTTGTGGAACGATCCGCAACACTATTCCCGCGCGATGAGCTTTTGGAATGTGCGGCTTTACCGCGCCGATGAAAGCAAGGGAACGCAGTTTTTGCGCAAACCCGTGCATTGCGGCAACGCCCCGCCCTATTTTTACAATCAATCGGCCAAGAGCGCGTATGTGCCGCATATCCTTTTGCACAAGGGCTTGATGAAGCCCGATGACAGGGACAGAAAATACCGGCGTTATCAGGATTATGACCCTAACGCAATACACAAAGGCCGCGATTATTATGATGCGTTATTGTTTCAAGGAGTTAAAGCCGAATACGACCAGCAAGAAGTTTTAACCAAAATACAAGATTATGTTCGAAAAATCCAACATTGAAAAAAACCTGCAAATGGTGCGGGAGTTGAAAGCCGACAATCCCGCGATGACGCATATTTACTTGCGCCGGCCCGATGGCGTGGCCGTGGATATTCCGCTGGCGCAAATTGAATTTACCATCCGGCAAAGGCCGGAATGGATCGTGGCCGGATTGCCCGCCAAAGTGGTGTTTCCCAAACCCGTTGAAGAATTGTTTGAAGTTCCGGCCAAGCCAAGCGAAACCAAAATCACCGATGAGATGGCAAGCGAGGCGATGAAAACCAAACCCGCCGACAGCAAAGAGGAAATAATAACGGAAAATCCAAGTCCGAAAAGAAAAAAACCGATACGCTCAAAAAAAGCTTGAAGCTGCTCTATTTTGGAGTTTTTGAAAGGCCGTATGATACCGAAACCTATATCGCCAACACTTTGGAATTGCTGGGCCACAGGGTATTCCGGCAAAACACAGTAAAAACCGAAAAAGAGCAGCTGGTGGAGCTATTAAAAATGGAGTGGGACGCGGTGATATTTTCCAAGGGCTGGTTTCCTTTCGGGGAGCAGGAAGCCCGCCAGCTGGTAATGCAAACCGAAAACTTGACGATTGGCTGGTTTTGGGACTTGTGCTGGGGAACGCCAAGAGAAAAGAAAATGCTGGGTTGCCACCATCTTTTCTTTTGCGATTTGGTGCTTACCTCGGACGGCGGGCACAATGGCCGGTGGAAAGATGTCGGAATCACGCACAAAATCTTGCGGCAGGGCATTTACGAACCCGAGGCGGTCTTGGGAAAGAAGCGCAAGGAATTTGATTATGATGTGGTTTTTGTGGGAACGGATGTCCACGAACAGGCGTTTGGTTGGCGATACCGGACGGAATTATTGAAATGGTTGCGCAGAACTTACGGCGACCGCTTCAAACAATTTGGCGGCAAAGACCAAGAGGAGATTCGCAACCTTACTCTAAATGATTTGTATGCCAGCGCGAAAGTGGTTGTGGGCGACAGCGTGTATTCGCCGGATTATTGGAGCAACCGCGTTTATGAAACAATGGGGCGGGGCGGGTTCTTGATATTCCCTTACGTGGATGGAATGGAAAAGGAATTCACGCCATTTAAGCATTTTATCCCCTACAATTACGGCGATTATGAGAAATTGGGGCAAAAGATTGATTATTACTTGAAACACAAGGCCGAGAGGGATGAGATTCGGCTGGCCGGCTTCAAGCATTGCAAGAAAAACCATACCTATACCATCCGTTGCCGCCAGTTAATTGAAATAATCAAGGACTGGTATGAGAATTAAACGCTTAACAAAAAAAGACAAGGAAAGATTTGAAGCTTTTCGGCGAGCTTTCAGGGAGGAAACCGATTATTTCAATCCGATGGTGATGCACAGCGATGGATTCGACAAAGTGATTGATGACAAAAATAAACGCTTTTTCGCTTGTTTGCAAGGAAAAGAAATTATCGGGCTTATCCGCTTTGATGATTGGAAAAAAGAAGTGGTGTGGATCGGCTACGGGTTTTTAAAAAAAGCCCAAGGAGGCGCGGGCAGAATGGCGATAGAATTTTGCAAGGAATACGCCCAAAAGAATAAAAAGCGGGCGTTAAAATCTACGCAAACAAAAGATAACTGGAAAGCGATAATCACGGTTATCAAACACGGCTTTAAAGTTGTTTCAGAGGACGATAAAGTCGTTTATACAGAATATGAATTTAATCGAATATCCGGTTAGCTGGTATTTGGACAAAATGGCGCGAGGCGAGCATTTTAGCATTGCGATGTTTGGCGATGGAGAGTGGCAATGTATCGCCAACGCGGTGTTGCAAGACCGCTATATACAAAATGCCGAAAAGACCGAATACACGCCAAAATTGAGCCAAGCGATGGCCGAGAGCTTGAAATTTGACCAGCCGAATTGTTATTTTGCCGTACCCGACACTTTCCGCACCTACGCGCCGATGAAATGCTACGAAACCAGCATTGACCGGATATGCGATAAATTGCGGGTCAAAATAAACTTTGTGGAAAAGAATTGCTGGAACCGCGCGATGTGCGAGGCAAAAATGTATCCGATTATCAGCGAATTCCGCAAGCACAATGTTTGCATTGTTTCCAACAAAATGCTCAAAGGGCTTACCTTTTTAAAATATGACAAGTTTGTCGAGGTGGGCTATCCGAATTGTTATGCCGATTTGGAGCGGGCGACCGATGAGTGTTTGGAATACGGCAAGAGCGGGATATATTTGTTCGCTTGCGGAATACCCGCCGCGCTATTTGTTCAAAGATTGCACGGCAAGATAAAAGACAGCTGGTTCTTGGATTTGGGTTCGATTTGGGACGGCTTTGCGGGTATCGGCGGGCAAAGGCCAACCCGCAGGGAGTTTTACCGCCACCCCGATGAATGGAAAAAATGGCGGGACGAAAACTTGCGGGAGATTGATTGGGAAACCAAAGAATTGCCAAAGGTCGATTGGTTTGGAATGGGAAGCAAGGAAATTAACCCTAATTTATGAAAACAGGAACGATCTGCTACGCCGTGGAGAGCGGCTTGGGAATACAGGCAAAATCTTTCATTGACCACGGGATAATCGATAAAATATTGATTTGGCCGCACTCAACCTACAAGCCGCAAAAGTGGTACAAAAAAAGCCAAATCGCAAGCTCGGTTGATGAATTATTGGACACCTGCGACCGATTATTCTTTTTTGAAACGCCGTTCGATTGGAGCGTGGTGCGCAAAGCGCGGGAAAGGGGAATTAAGACGATTTTAATGCTGATGTATGAATTTACGCCGTGGCCGATGCCCTATTTCCCCGATGTGCTGGTGGGCGGCTCACTGGCCGAGGTGGAAACTTGCAAACAGCTGGGATTTAAAGCCCCGTGCAGGCACATAAACGCCCCGGTGGAGGCTAAATGGCGGCAGAGGCACTACGCCAAGGTTTTTATCCATAACGCGGGCCACGGAGGATTGAAAGGGCGCAACGGCACCAAGGAACTGCTGGAAGCGATGAAGTATGTCAAAAGCCGTGTGAAGCTGATCGTGCGCACGCAAAACGGCGGGCTGGAATGCGATGACCCGCGCGTGGAAATTGTCAACCACGCCGTGCCTTATGATGAGTTGTGGAGCGTGGGCGATATGCTGGTTTTTCCTGAAAAGTTTGGCGGTTCATTTTTGCCGATGCAGGAAGCGTTTGCGTCCGGTATGCCGGTGATGGCGACAAACCGCTTTCCGACCAACACTTGGCTGCCGTGGGATTTGCTGATACCAACTGACGGCTTCGAAATGGTCGGATTTGGTAATTTGCAAATCGAGTTTGCCAAATTGAACCCAAAAAAGATTGCCGCCAAAATTGATGAGTGGTATGGGCAGGATATTTCGGCCTATTCTTTGATGGGCAAAGAGTGGGCCAAACATAACTCTTGGGAAGTTTCGGGCCCGAAATTTAAAACATTATGAAAAGACAACAGGAACAGAACATCAACACGGCGGATTATTACGATGTGTTTTTCCAACCGCCGCGGGCTTGCACAAAAGACAGGGTTTTGCGCCAAAAGGAATTCATCGACTTGATCGACAAATCCGGACGAATCATCGAGCTTGCCAGCGGGATGAGTTATTTTTGCCAAATGGCCAAAATCCGCTATCCCGAAAGCGATGTTTGGGGAATTGATTTTTCCGTGGTGGCCAAAGAGCGGATGGCGCACGAGGAAAGCGGCTTGATGTATCCGGTCAATTATGTGGTGGGGGACGCGCTCAACACGCCTTTCAAGGATGGCTGTTTTGATGTGGTGGTGTCCGGCGAGTTTATCGAGCATTTGGAACAGCCGGAGGATTTAATCAAGGAAATGGTGCGCTTGGCTAAGCAAGGAGGCTTGATGATAATTTCCACGCCGCACTTGGAAACAAAAGATTTGGAGCATTTATGGGAATTCGAACCCGAGGATATTTTGGCAATGTTTGAAAAATACGGGCAAAAGGCCGAATTTAAACTGGTTAAATCCGACATTTCCACGAGATATTACATAATCGTATGGGCAAGAAAAAAGTAGCGTTTATTACAGGGTGCAATGGCCAGGATGGGAGCTATCTTGCCGAGTTTTTGATCGGCAAGGGGTATATCGTCCACGGCCTTGTGCGCCGGCCATCGACTTTCAAAAGCTGGTGGCGGATTGAGAAAATCCACGATGAGAAAAACTTGATTTTGCATTACGGCGATATGACCGACCCGTTTTCGCTTTTGTGGGCGTTGAAAAAATCAAAGCCCGATGAAGTGTATAATTTGGCGGCGCAATCGCACGTGCAAGTGTCGTGGGAAACGCCTCTTTACACGGCGCAAACGACGGGTATCGGAATGTTGAACCTTTTGGAAGCGATCAGGGTCTTGGGAATGAACCCGAAAATATATCAAGCGTCAACCAGCGAATTGTTTTCAGGGCGGGAAAAGGGCAAGCAAAGCGAGAACACGTCCAAAGACCCGATAAGCCCGTACGGCACGGCCAAACTTTACGCCTATCAGATTTGCAAAAATTACCGCGACGCTTTCGGAATGTTCATTTGCAACGGGATATTGTTCAACCACGAAAGCGCGAGGCGCGGGGAGAATTTTGTAACCAAAAAGATAATTGACGCGATCCCGAAAGGCAAGGTTGAGCTGGGCAATTTGGACGCTAAAAGGGACTGGGGCTGGGCAAAAGAATATGTCGAATCGATGTGGCTGATGTTGCAACAGCCAAAACCCGATGACTATGTGGTGGCGACGGGGGAAACGCACAGCGTGGCCGATTTTCTTGAATGGACGCGCAAAGAGTGCGGCAAGGATTTGAAAGTGGTTGTCAACAAGAAGTTTATTCGCCCCAACGATGTGCCGCGATTGTGCGGGGACGCGCGGAAAGCGGAGCGTGTGCTTGGGTTCAAGCCAAAGGTCAAGGGACGCGCGCTGGTGCGTAAAATGATTAACGGAGAATGAAACTGACCAAACCGACAAAAGCCAAGAACGCCCGCCGGTATGTGCTGGATTGTTTGGAAAAAAACGAACTGGCGCAAGGCAAATACATTAAGCTGTTTGAGCGCAAGTTTGCCCGCTATACCGGCCACAATCACGCGCTTGCGGTTTCCAACGGCACAATGGCCTTGTATTGCGCGTTAAAGGCGGTTGGCGTCGCCGGGGGCGAGGTGGTATTGCCGGCGCTTACTTTCGCCGCCACCGCGGACGCGGTGATAATGGCCGGAGCCAGGCCGGTGTTTGCCGATGTGGATAAAGATAATTGGTGCATTACGCCCAAAACGGTGTTAAAGGTTATCACGCAAAAGACAAAAGCGATAATCGCGGTTGATTTGTACGGGAAAATCGCGCCGGTTAACGAATTGAAAAAAATTGGCTTGCCGGTGATTGAGGACGCTTGCGAAGGGCTGGGGGGTAAAATCCAAAAGGGAGATATAACTTGTTTTTCATTTTTCGGCAACAAAGTGATGACCGCCGGCGAGGGGGGAATGTGCGCCACGGACAGCAATGACCTTGCCTTGAAAATAACGAAAATCCGCAATCACGGAAGGCTATCCGGCTTTTGGCACGAAACGCAAGGCACGAACGCGCGGATGGCCAACATCAACGCCGCGCTGGGATTGGCGCAGTTGGAGGAGTTTCCGAAAAATCTTAAATGGCGCAAAGAGATATTTGACTGGTATGGGATAAAAGACTACGGCGCGCCGTGGCTTCCCTATATGGCGGTAAAAGACAATCGAGAAGCGGTAAAGCGTCTTTTGGGCGAGGGGGTGGAGGCAAGGGAGGGTTTTCGGCCATTGTACAAAATGCCCGCCTACGAAAAGAAAATAAGACTGCCGGTGTCCGAATGGCTGGGCGAACATATAATTTTGTTGCCGATTTTTAAAGGTCTTAAAAAATCACAAGTAAAAAAAATATGCAAGGTTTTATTCTCGCGGGCGGTTATGGAAAGCGATTATATCCGCTAACCTCATACATCAACAAAACGCTGATCCCGATATACGACAAGGCGATGGTTGAATTTCCCTACCAAACATTGAAAGACAGCGGGGTGGACGAGATTTACATTGTTTGCCAAAAAAAGGATTTGGCGGCGTTCGCTTGCGTGTTCGGCGAAAAGGTGGGTTATATCCCGCAAGACAATCCGCGGGGGATCGCCAGCGTGTTTTCCACGATCAAGAGATATGTGCGGGGGAACTTCGCGCTGATATTAGGCGACAACATTTTTGAGAACGCGCTTAATTTTGAGTTTGGCGGCTGGGGCAAGATTTTTTTGAAAGAGGTTGAGGACTACCAAAGGTTTGGCATCGCCGAATTTGACGGCGAGACGATTAAGAAAATCCACGAAAAGCCGGAGATACAATTTTCCAATTTGGCGGCGGTGGGAGCTTACGCGTATTCTCCGGAGGTTATCCCGCTGGCCGAAACTTTGGGGGAATCTTCACGGGGGGAAATGGAGATCACCGACCTCAACAATATTTTGCTAAACCAAAACGCGCTTGATTACGGCATCGTGCCGGATTACTGGAAAGATGCCGGAACATTCGAGTCGCTTTTTGACGCTTCATTATGGAGAAAAAAACAGGCAAATTCCTGATTACCGGCGGCGCGGGGTTCATTGGTAGCCACTTGGCCGCAAAACTCGCCCAGAGGGGGCATTCTGTGGCCGTGGCGGACAATCTGTCAACGGGTCGGCTGGACAATCTTAATGTGAATGTTGATTTCCACCAGATTGACTCTGATGAGACAGGGCTTTTAAAAGAAAAGTATGACTGGATTTTCCATTTGGGGATACCCAGCACCACGCGGTTGTATCGTGATAATCCATTTTTGACGGCGGACGCATTGAACGGAATGATCTCGGTTTTGGAAGTTGCCAAAGAAACCGGCGCGAAAGTTGTCTATGCGTCATCATCATCGGTTTATAATGGCCAATCGCTGGCGTTGTGCGAGGGCGTGCCGTTGTATGTCAAGGATTTTTACACTGAGGCAAGGATCGCGATTGAAAGAATGGCCGAATTGTATTATGACTTTTACAAAGTCAAATCAATCGGCTTGCGCTTCTTTTCGGTGTATGGTGACAATGAGGACTCAAAAGGAGACTTTGCCAATTTGGTGTCGCAATTCATATGGGCGGTACGGGACGGCAAGAAGCCGGTGATTTACGGCGACGGCGAACAGACAAGGGATTTTGTTTTTGTGGATGATATTTGCGAGGGATTGATTTTGGCGATGGAGTCAGACATTGAAAACGATATTTTCAATCTTGGCACGGGGCGGGAGTGTTCCTTAAACGAACTGGTCAAAAAAATAGGTTTTCATTTCGGCAAAAATGTCGAGGCCGAATATGTGAAAAACCCTTTGAAAAATTATGTCCAAAACACTTGCGCCGACACCAGAAAAACCAGAATGGAGCTGAGCTGGAATCCGCAAACGGATTTGGATGAAGGCATTAAAAAAATAATAAAACAATGGCAACACAAAAAGAATTGACGAAAAGCGATGTGGTTAAAATTATGCTTTTGGAAACAAAAAACCAGTTAACGAAAGCGGAAGTTGAGGAGCGGCTTTATGTGAGAATGAATATCCGCGGCGTGAATATGGAGGCGCAGATCGGCGCAAAGCAAAAGCTGATAAGATTTTTGAAGCAAACGCTGGCCAATTTGGAGGAGTTAAAAGATGACATACTTGCGGAAAAAAAGGAGAGTGGTATAATCAAAGCATAATTGTATTTAGCCGATAAAAGGATAAATTCCAACGGCACCAATTTCTTTTTGGTGTCGTTTTTTGATTTTATGGTGTGTTCAAAAGATAATATGCGCGATGCATTAAAAAAAGGTAAACTTTTAGGACCTAAACCAAAAAATAATTAATATGCAAATTTCAGGACACGCCACATCGCAAGACATTATTTCTGATATTTCCTTCCTTCTTGGAGGCGGAATTGATTTAAACAATTTCAAGATCGCTGACCGCACCCGTTGCGTGAACGAGCGCAACCGGATGGTTTGGCAGATGATATTTGAATCATACGGAGGCTGGAAATTTATGGATGACGCGGTTTCGGACGCGTCCACGGGCGTGCCTTACGCCGACCAAACAATTACATCGGGGACGGGGCTTTACGCTTTGCCGACCGGCGCGCTGGTGGTCAATGGCGTGTTTGCCAAATTGACCAGTGATGGGAGCTGGACTAAATTAACGCCGCTTACCGAGGAGGAATTTATGCAGATGGGCGGGGACGGCCATTTTTCAAGCAACGGCACCACGCTTTATTATATGCTTCAAGGCGATGTTATTCGCTTGCTTCCCACGCCAAACTTTACCACGGCCAGCGGGTTGCGGGTGTTTTTCGACCAAGACATATCGGCGTTTGCGACCACCGACACGACCAAAGTCCCGGGATTCGCTTCGATATTCCACCGGATGCTTTCAATCGGCGCGGCTTTGGATTACGCGCTATCGCACGGGATGACCGACAAGGTGAATTATTTATCGGCGTTGTGGAATGATTACGAAAAGAGGTTGCGCGATTTTTATTCCAAAAGGTTTAAAGCAAGGTTCCCGCACCGGATGAGCGCGGGGCCGGATTTGGTAAGTGAATTTATGTAATATGGCAAAACTTGACCCATTCGTCATTGATTCCATTTTTAACGGGCAGATGCCGTCCGCGCTTTTTGGCAACAAAGGGCAGTTTTTGGCCTCTATCGGGATTGACCCCGATGTGCCGGCCACGGACGGGGCGACCGACCTAAAAACCGCGGGGATAATCAGGCCGGTAAATTACGCCAAATTTTCAAGCACGGAAGTGTCCGCGCAACCTTTGGCGATAATGGGTGTGCCGTATAACACAAACCTTTATTATGTTATGGCGGATGGCAACCTTAAAAGCTACGATTCAAACCTTGCCAATCCCGCTAATGTGGCGACATATTTGGCAGCGTCCTTTGGCATTTATTACAACGGATATATTTATGTTTTTGGTTCCGGCGCGGCATACAACAAAGTGGCGCGCTATGGGTTGGAACACGCCGACTCGGACGCGGATGTGTGGGCGAACACTTGGGGCTTGACCAATATCACTGTTGTCAATACAAAATTCCGCGCGTTTTCGGGAGCGTTGCTTTACCAGAATTTCGTGGCGATAGTCCACGTTGACAATTCTTTGTATTTCACTTCTTTCCACGATGACGGGGTGGGGCGGATTTGCAAGATAAAGACAAAGACCACCACCTACACCGGCGATACCAATGATGGCTCGGCTTTCGGCGCGCTGGTTTTGCCAAAATACCACGCGCCCACGGCATTGTGTTCTTACGGCAACGATATTGTGGTGGCGGCGAGTTTGAACATACCATCCGCGGCGGGAGGCTTCGCGCACGAGTCTTATTTATTCTTTTGGGACACGACCTCGGCCAGCTATTACCGCAAAATCGCAATTCCCGATTCGGCTTGCACTATTTTAAAAATGATCAACGGCACGCTTTACGGAATATCCGGTGATCCGATTGCGGGCGGCTATCGCTTGTGGCGGTATGTGGGCGGGGAATCGATTGAAACGCTGGCTATTGTTGAAGACGATGTTTTGCCGTTGTTTTCCTCGGCGGAAGTGGTGGGCAACCGCCTTGTGTGGGGAACGAAAACCGCCTATCCGCTGACGGCCGCTTGCTTGATGGCCTACGACACTAAATCCGGCCTTTTCCCGAAAGGATTGCACAACATCGTAAAGCTCAATCAGACCGCGACAAACACTCCCGCCGCCGGCGCGTATCCAACCTACAACAATATGGTGATTTCGTGCGTTTCAAGGGTTCAAACAGGGCTGGCATTCCCTAAATTCCTTGTGGGGGCGTGGGATACGGTGGCACCCGCTTACGGAATTTACAAGCAAGGTTCAACTCATTCATTTTCGCTTTTCCGCTCAAAGGTTTTTCATATCGGCAAGGATTTTCAAATAACCAATATCAGAATCCCGTTGGCCCAAGCGATTGCCGCGAATATGACGATTGTGCCGGTGTTGCGCTTTGATGACGGGTCGTCAACCTCGGTGGGGACGGTGATTAACTCCACCAATTACGCCAACAGCGAAAGGACGATTGATCTGACGCCGGATAACTTCGCTTCGGGGACGGCGGGAAAATATCATTTTTGCCTTGAATTGCAAATGACCGGAACGGCATTGAGCGCGGTGTCTTTGCCGATAACCATTGAAGTCGAAACACTATGAAACAGCCCGATTTGCCGGAAAATTCATTTGACGCTTACGACAAAAATCTTGCGATACAGGAGGCCTTGGGTTCGCAACGGAAAAGCAAGATTTTAGAGGAAGGGTCTTTTGAATCGAAAACCGCGGGCTGGAAATTGAACGCGGACGGCACAAGCGAGGGGCTGGGGGGAGTTTCAAAAGTATCGGCGTATTTAAACGGAGCGCAAAGTTTAACATCCACTCCCGCTTTAATAGATTATGATGTCGAAACATACGATGTTAATTCCGAATTTGCTTCCGCTGTTTTTACGGCAAAAATCGCCGGATATTATCATATTGACGCGACAATAGGAGTTGCGGGAGGCGCGAGCGGAGAAGTAATCACAATTTTTATTAAAAAAAACAGCGATTATCAGGCGATCAATTGTCAACCTTGCGTCGGTTCAACTTATAATACTGCTCAAATTTCCCACGATGTTTATTTGGCGGTTGGCGATACTTTGTCTGTTTATGGAGCGTATTCAACCGGAACATTGGCAATGGTGACTGGTTTAACGAATACAAAACTTTCAATTCATTCAATATGACAAATTTAGACCCCATACAAGCAAAAATAGACGCCATCAAGGCGCAGATGCCAACGCTCACCCAAAATGTGCAGGACGCGGTGGCAAACTCCTACAAAACCGGCAACACCAGCGCGGTTGGCTTGCCAAACGACATCGGCAAGACCTTGAACGTGGGCGAAACGCCGAAAGCCAACGCGCCGCTGGACGCTTCCAAACTTACCGGCGACACCAGCTGGCAGAATGTGTTGAAAAGCGCGGTGGGGAATGATACGACAATGAGCTCGGTTGCCGGCCTTTTGAGCTTGTATGACACCGCCGGAAAAGAGCAGGCCAAATATGATGAAACCGCCGGACAATTAAGTGCGGCGATTAACTCGCTGGGCGGAGAAAGCGCGGATTTGGCGGCGGCTTACGGGGAACAAGGCGTGAATGAGAACTATACCAAGGCCAAGGAGATGAATTTGGAAATTGCCGGATTAAAAGGGGAACTGGAAAAGTTTGACGCGGAAACGCAAACCGGCCTTTCAAACATTGAAAATCAAAGCGTACCACTTGGATTAATCCAAGGCCAGCAGGCCGCCTACAACAAACAGCGCGACCTTACCCGCCTTTCCAAGGCCGCGGAGTTGTCGGCAAAAGTGGGGGTGATGACGGCGTTGCAGGGCAATATCGAACTTGGAATGAAACTGGCGCAAAACTCGGTGGATATGAAATATCGGCCTATTGAAAACAACATCAAACTTTTGCAACAGCAATTGTCCATCGCCGGAGAAGGATTGAGCCGCGAGGACAAGAAAAAATCCACGATCATTGAAACATTGTTGAAATTCAAAAGCGATGAAGTGGCCGCGCAAAAGCAAGAGGAAACCGACAACCGGCGGGCGATGCTCGATCTGATGGTTAAATATCCCGACAGCGGAATATCGTTTGACGATACGATGGCCACGGCGCAGTCGAAGCTCGCGGGAAGCAGGATTTACCAGAAAGAAACGGCGGCAAGCGGGACGGATAATCTTTTAAGCCCCACGGAAGCGGCGGCTTTGGGCGTTCCTTATGGCACAACCGAAGCGCAGGCGGCGCAGATGGGAATTACCCCGCAAGGGAAAACTTCGCAAGCCCAGCAGACTGTCGCGGGTTTTGCCGCGAGAATTGAGCAATCATCTAACATCATCAAAACACTTGAAAGCAAAATCAGCGGAATGAATTATTTGCAGTATCAGTATTATTCGCACGTGCCATCAGCTTTGCAAAGCGCGGATTATCAGCAATACGATCAGGCCGCACGCAATTTGATTAACTCTATCTTGCGCCGTGAATCGGGGGCGGTAATTAGCGACCAAGAATTTGATAACGCAAGAAAGCAGTATTTGCCGCAACCCGGCGACAAACAAGCGACACTCGACCAAAAGAGAGCGAACATCGAGGCGGTTTTGAACAATTATAAAAACGCCGCCGGTAATGCTTACGAATCGGTTGACAATTTGGTAAACGGAAGCGGAGCGATTGACGCATTACGCGCTAAATATAATTACTAAAATGTTGCAAGAAACAGATCGCCAAAAATTAGATGGGATTGTCCAGCAAATGGTTGCCAATAAAGAAAAAGACGCGACAATTCAAATGGTTGTCAATGATTTTAAGTCGAAATATGACAAACCAATTGCTGCGCAGGTTGAACAACAAAAATCAAACGCCTTGTTTCCGGCAACTGGAAATGAGGGATATTTGGCGCAAACTGCGAAAACTATTGGAAATATCCCTGGCTCCGCTTTTAATTTCTTGAAAGGAATTGTTGAAACTCCGAAAACAATTTATGAAAATATAACTTCAATTCCGCAAGAATTTAAAAATCTTATTGGAGAAAGCAACGGCGATATTGGCAAGGCAATTGAAAGAACGATCACGGAAATGCCAAATACGGCGTACAAAATGTTTGTGCCTCAATTCGCGCGTTCAATTATCAGCGGAGATTATCAAACCGCTCAAAAAACTTTGGCGGAAGACCCTGTTGGGCAAATTGCGCCATTGTTAATAGGCGCAAAAGCGATGGCAGAAAAAGCAGGCGTTGGGGCGCAGTTTGATAAAGCAATCCAAGTTGTCGCAAAGCCGGTTATTTCAACGGCAAAGTCGGCGCAAAACGCAATCACCTCGCCAATCGCTGGGTTCTCAAAATTTGGAGTTTCGCAAAGCACAGGGCTTAATCCTGAAACCATTTCAACGGCTATAAGCCAGCCGCAGGCGTTGGGTGAGGCTATAAAACAAGGATTGAGCCGCCAAACGACCGCAGAGGCCGTCAGGAGTGCCGTAGAAGATCGTTTAAAGGATTTGAGCGAAACGGGCAAAGGATATGACGCTATAAGGCAATCGCAAGTTTTAGTTAATGTCCCGCAAAATTTAATTGGCAAAACATTAAAAAAGTTTGGCCTTGATTTGGATAAAAAAGGAAAGATTTTAAAAACTGCTGAAAGCCGACAAATATCAAATGCTGATACTGCTGCTTTGGAAGATTTTGTCAAAACTTTTGGCAATCAAAAAACTTTATCGCCAAATGCTTTTTTCAATGCGAGAGAATCATTGACTAACATTGCAAAATTTGAGCAAGGAAAAACAAATATTTCCCAATTGATAGCAAAAGAATTGCGAAAAGCATACGATAACGCAGGAAAATCTCAATTAACCGGATTGGAAAATCTCGACAAAACATATTCCGTTGAGAGGACTTTGTTAAACCAAATTAAAAAAGATTTTATCGAAAAAAACACGGCAGGTGGAATTAAATTAAAAGATGCGGCAGTTAATAAAATCGCCAATGCTGCCGGAAAGGGGAAAGACGCTCTTTTGGGCAGGTTAGAGGAGATTGTTCCTGGGATCACCGGACAAATAAAAATACTTAAAGCAATCGAGGATATTGAAGCCGCAGGCGGGCAAAAAGTGGGAACCTATATGCGGGCAGGAGGGGTTGCGGCCGGTGCCGTTACTTTAAACCCTTATTTAATCGTGGGGGCAATTTTATCAACACCGCAAATTGCCGTTCCTCTTTTAAAAGGAGTTGGGATGACTTTGCCAAAAATAAAAAGCACGATGGACGTGCTTGGCATTCCTCTTAAAGAATTAAACAAAATGCCGGAAACAATCACAAACGCGCTTGTGCCAAAATAAATTTATAGACAAAAACAAAAACACAAAAATCAATCAACATAAAACTTCCTGCCTCTATGCCATAATTTGAAAGAATTATCCAAAAGATTGAAGCAATGGCCAATGCAATAGCGGGTTTCCTAATTTTTATGTTTAACGGAGATGACTTTTGTTTTTTGGCCATCAAGATTAAACCGCTTCCAATAACCCATAAAAACCAAACAACAAAAAATAAAATTAATAAACCAAATATGAAAGAAAAGTCCATAAAATTTTAATCATCATTCAAATCGGGACGCGCTTGTTTTAAAATTGTTTGTTTCAAAATTGAAAGAATTGCCCCGATTTGACGAGATATTCCGAAAAGGAAAAAAGCAATTATTACCAAAAATATTTCGATCATCATTTTCTACCACCCCCACCCCATCGGTGATTAATAGCCAAAAAGCAAACCAATAATACCTATTGCTATTCCAAGCCATAGGATAACATCGGGAATACTTAAATTTTGCTCTTGCGTTTCTTGATTATCCATAAATTTATGATTACTAAAATTACAATCTAAAAACAAAAACACCGCCTAAAATTTCCGGCAAAAGACTTTTTAAGCGGTGCTCACCAAATTCTATGAGAAAAAAGAAAGAAGCTAATGTATTTGAAATTATAGCAAAAGATATGGAAAACGCAATAGACACTGGTTTTTGCCAGTTAATAACCAATTCAGTAAAGCGTTTTATCGCGCTCCTTCCGTATGCGATTGTTTTGTATGGCGCCATCATTATTTTCAGATTATTTCGTTAAAACCCCCACCCCACCGGATTGCTTCCTGCCAACAAAGCGATGAATATTCCTAAGATGAGGATTAAAGTATCGTCTGGCATAAAAAAACCGACTTTCTTTTAGCGAGCATCTACCAGAATGCCCGCCGAAAGAAAATCGGCTTTGCCCCTGGTAGAAGGCTTTAAGAAACTATATAACATTTCAAAACTATGTCAAGCCCACGAATCACAATCGAGCAAATCCGCAAAATCAAGGAACGAATGGAGCTGGCCAAACAAGGCCCCGCGGCTTTGGCGATGGCACAGCTTTTGGCCAAGATCGAGCAGGTGAAAGGCGACCCGGGCGAGAAAGGCGATACTGTGATTGGACCAATGGGACCAAGGGGGCCGAAAGGCGATAAGGGGGATAAAGGCGATAAAGGGGAAAACGGCAGGGACGGCACCAATGGCAAGGACGGCAAAACTCCCAAGAACGGCAAAGACGGCGCCACTCCCCGCAAGTATATCGACTATTTCACTTATGAGGATGTGCGCGAAGTGGTGGGTCTGGTGATGGACAGATTGAAAAAGGACGGCATAAACGACAAGCAAATCAAAAAAACCATTAATGAGGCGATCAAGGAAGCGATTAAGAGCGTGCCGACAATTACCAAAGAACTGCCCAACATTTCGCTGATTGGCGGCGGAAGCGGGGCGAGATTGCAGGTTTTCAATGATGGAAGCAACCTTGGGCAGGATATACGCAAGATTGATTTTATCGGGGACGGAGTGGAAGCATACAGGGTGGGCGAGGGAGTGGTGGTGAGCGTGGCGGGGGGAGGCGGTACAGGAAGCGCAACCTATCGCGATGACGGCACAATCAGCGGGCAGACCATTACGCTTACAAGGGCGGCGACCACGATCTTGGGGCTGTATATCAATGGCGCGTTTATCCATTCTTTCACCCACGTAAGCGGGGAGAACACAATCACAATATCCGCCGCCGATGCCGCGGGGTATGACGGCAATTCTTATTCGGTAATATACGTTTAAAAAAATGAGAAATATTCCATTAAACAAATCTAAAATAGAAGCAGCAAAAGCATACAATGAGGCGGCAAAAAAGTATTTTGGCGAATTTGCTTGTTTAAATACAATATGAAAAATTTAAATATGAAAAATTTAATAAAAAAATTATTGATTTCTATTTTACCGGCACTGTTTATTGGTGAAATAGTTTATGCCGTTACCCCTTTTAGTTTGTTTCAAGGCGGGACGGGGCAAAGCACGGCTCAAAACGCTATCAACGCTTTGACCGCCGTATCATCGGCAACCAATGAACATGTTTTGACCAAGGACACGGCCACGGGCAATGCTATTTGGAAAGCGGCGCCGTCCGGTATGGTTTATCCGGGCGCGGGCGTGGCGGTCTCTACGGGGAGCGCGTGGACGACATCGCTAAGCACGGACGGCTCCGGGGATTGCGGAAGCGGGGCGGTATGTTTGGGAGACCATACCCATTCGGGTTATTTAACTTCGCTTTCCGGGGCGGTTTTGACCAGTCAAGCAACGCCGCAAACAATTGGCGATACTACCAACCGATTAACCAAACTTTGGGCGACCGATATTACCGTGACCAACGCCATTACCGGAAGCGTTACGGGTAATGCCGGTACTGCTTCGGCTTTGGCGGCCAATCCATCCGATTGCGCGGCAAACCAATTTGCCACCACGATCGCGGCTAATGGAAACCTTACTTGCGCGGCTTTGGCGGACGCGGATATTCCCAACGATATTACGATAAATACAGCCACTGCTTTGGCCGCTAATGGCGCGAATTGTGAAGCGGGCAACGCGCCTCTTGGCGTGGACGCGAGCGGAGCGGCGGAGGGGTGCTTTGCGGTAGTTACCGGAACGCCGTGGACAGGAATGGGGTATTTGACCGCTAATCAATCAATTTCTTTATCAGGTGATGTTTCGGGGTCGGGGACAACGGCAATCACGACAACGATCGGGGAGAATAAAATCCTTGAATCAATGCTAAAAGCCGTGGATTCGGCATCTGATGAGGAGTGTTTGACTTACGAAACCACGACCGGCGATTTTGAGTGGCAGGCGTGCGGATCGGAATCCACCACTGTCGCCGATACCACGACTTTGGATTTAACGCTTACCGGAACGGAAATTAAGGGAGATGTGGTTGTTTTAAAAGATTTAGTGGCCGGAACGGGGTTGTCGGGAGGCTCAAACGATGTTTTGCCCGGGGCGGACGGAGATATTACTTTGGCGGTGGACACAACCGAAATTGACGGGGCGAGAACTTGGGGGGCGGCGGACGGAGCGTCAATCACTTGGACTTGGAATCTTGTTGCCAATGACCCGTCAATGACATTCGGGCCCTCATCAGTTAAATCCGATGTTCCTTTTTCTATCGGTTATGGAAGCAATTCTTCCGGAGTTTTGTATATTTACGAGGATAGTGATGATGGCACGAACAATGCTTCTTTTACCGTTCCCGCGTTAGCGGCTGACACTGATTATATTTTACCGGCCAATGATGGCGACGCTAACCAATTTTTGGAAACGGACGGGTCTGGAACCTTGTCTTGGGCGACGGCTTTACTTTCCGGGGGAACGCTGACCAGCTCCAATGTTTGCCAGTATGACGGCACGGGGATTGATTGCAATATCGCCGTTAATGCCGGCACCGATTTGACCGCCGACTTGGAGGAGGAAACACACGCGGCAGAACACGCGGTTGGCGCGGCGGATACTGTCTTTCCATCCGACCCTAACGCGGATAAATATTTGATGTGGGACGACGACCCGGGGACTTTGGTTTGGGCGGCGGGTGCGGGAGGACTGGCCTCAACCGACATTGATACCAGCACGGAGTTATATGCCATTTTAACCGATGAAACCGGAAGCGCGAGCGGAACTCCTCTGCTGGTATTCAACACCAATCCGGTGCTTACCGGCGCGACTTTGGCCGGAATACTGGCCGACAATGACGATATGGTATTTGAGGTGGACGCCGATAATAACGGTTCAAATAAATTCTCTTTTACCGATGGCGCGTCCAGCGAGATTTTAAGCATTACCGAAGCGGGTTTGCTGACCGTTGCCGATGACATTGTAATTACCGGCTCTGATTTGAGCGTGGGGGCGGCCGGAGTTAAATTGACAGGGGACGGCGACGGGGCGTTAACCTTGCTTGGCTTGGGCAATGGCTTCGATGAGGATATAACTTTAAATTTGGACGATGTGGAAAATACTTTGGGTATTTCCAGCTCAACCGGATTGGCGACTATTGATTTTGGCACAATGGCTTTGACTATCGGCGAGGGTAAATTGGCGGATAGCACGATTGTGAGCGCGGATGTTAAGAATGGAACGATTGTTGTGGCCGATACCGCAATCACGGCAGGAAGGAGTTTAACTTGGTCAACAGATGATATGGTTGCGGACGCTGAATTATACACCGATACGAAATGCATTTACTTTGAAGACCCGACCGCAGATGATGATTTTAAAAGTATTTGGTATGCAAAACAGGCGGCAACAATTACTTCGATGTGGTGCGAAAGCGATCAAACAGTCAACGCTGATTTGCAGGTTGATGATGGAAGCGCGGCAGATGTTAATGGCACTGACCTTGTGTGCGATTCGACACCCCCTGAAGACACTTCAATGGGCGGCGATGCAACATTGGCCAGCGGGGATAGATTGGATTTGGCCGTTGAAAGCGTTAGCGGAACGCCGACTTGGGTTAGTATCTGTTTCACTTTTTCCTACGATGACTGATGAATGTTTGAAATTAAAGTTTTGATGTTTCCATTATTTTTTAAAAAAGTAAATGAATAAATTAACCAAAATCATTTTATCTATTACCGGCGCCGGAGTGGTGATGGCCGCGGGTGCAGGGAAACTTAAAAACGAGGTATCTGCCGACAAGGTGATTGCCAAGTTTGAGCAGGCCGACCAAATAAAAGCCAAATACTCCTTGCAGGACGGCAAGGTTTTGAAGCGCGAAGTTATCAAAAACGCCGAAAAAGACAAATACAAAAAAGAGGCAAAAGACAAAATAAGTGTGGAAATCGGCAATGCCGATAAAGACGAATTTACACCTGATATTGCCTTGAAGCGCTGGGACGAGGTGGGATTTAAGATCAAGCCCAAGCTGGACGGCGTGAAAACCAAAGACAAGGACATTGAATTTACCGGCGACAAGGTGAAATTTAAAACGCCAAAGATGGACTTTGAGTTTTACGAGGTTGCGGACGGCGATGGGGCGTATAAGTATGTTTGGTATTTAAACGAAAAGCCCGCCAGTAATGTGGTGAACTTTGGCATTGAAACCACGGGTTTAAACTTTTTCTATCAGCCTCCATTAACCCAAGAATACCAAAACGGCTACTCCGAGGAATTTAAAAAAGAGATTGTCGTTTCCGAAACCGAAGTCAAGGACTTGGACGGCAAAGTGTTGGTCCACCGTCCAATCGATGTTGTGGGAAGCTATGCGGTCTATCACGAAAGCAAAGGCGTGATGGTGGACAAGGACGGCAAGGATTACAAAACAGGGCAAGCGTTTATGATTTACCGCCCGCATTTGTTTGACGCAAATGGCAAGGAATCGTGGGGTGTTTTGAGCATTGACGCGCAAGCGGGGACATATAGCGTGGAGATACCGCAGGAGTTTTTGGATAGCGCGATTTATCCTGTAAGGTGCGAATAATAATGTAATAAGGGTATATGCCATTCAAAAAAGGACATAAATTTTATAAAGGTGGAGAAAAAAAATGGTTTAAGAAAGGACATAAAGTGAGATTTGGAATGAAACACAGCAAAGAAAGCATTAAAAAAATAAGCCAAGCAAAAATGGGAAGTCTTGCTTATTGGAAAGGGAAGAAAATACCAAAACAAGCACGAGAAAAAATGAGCAAAGCGAGAATGGGTAGATTTTGCGGAGAAAATAGTCCGAGTTGGAAAGGTGGAATTACACTATTAAATGTTAAAATAAGAACTTCAACAGAATACAAACTTTGGCGTAAATCAGTATTTGAAAGAGATAATTATACTTGTATTTGGTGTGGAGCAAAAAGTCAAAAAGGAATAAGTGTTATTTTAAACGCTGACCATATTAAGCCATTTGCTTTGTTTCCTGAATTGAGATTAGCGATAGATAATGGAAGAACACTTTGTAATAATTGCCATAAAAAAACATTAACTTATGGTAATGGTTCAAAGCTATGAAAAAACTAATTTTATCATTGTTTATATTTATCGGTATTTTTGTGGCTTTAGGCGCGAGAGCTGATACTTTTGGATATACAACGGCGGGGAGTAGTTATAATTATGTCCAAATCACAGGTTCAATATTCGGGTCTAATTTCACTTCACCAAGCAATGTTTCAGGGGCAACAATAAGCGGTTTGACGATGAGTATAGCACAAGATTATGGCGGCGGCGGGAATTGTAAAGCAGTAATTTATACCGAAGCTTATTATGGCAAACCCGCAACTTTGATTACTAACGCTGTCGGAGGAGAGGTTGCATTTCCGTCATCTAAGGCGTGGGCTACAAGCAGTTTTTCAACTTCTCCCGCGCTTAATAATAACACCGCATATTTGCTCGCGTTAATTTATAGCGGCGATAATTCTGCTCGTTTTTATTATAATTCGGGGGCTGAGAATCAAGAATGTGATAATTATGCAAATAATTATTCTATACCTGCTCCAATCGGAGAATATGATTGTTCTTCTTTTAATAGCATTAAATACTCCATATACGCCACCTACACGGCGGGGGAAGCGGCGGCGAGAAGGATAATTATAACCGAATAAAAAATATGAACAAAAAAACAATACTGACAACCATTTTAATTATTGTCTTGGCCGGCTATATCGCCTACACCGAGGGGGCGAAATTTTACCAAAGCCAAAAGACGCTGTGGCTTAATACCGGAGCGTTGCAAATGCGCGAGGCGATATTCCAAGCGGTTGACAAAGGCGAGGTGCAATTAAGTGATGCGAAAGGTGAAAAAACAATAACAATAATCAAAAAATAATATGGCAACAGAAACCACAAAAACCGCGCCGGTGTCCGCGAAAATAACCGACACGCAGTTTTCTATCACGCAAACATTCACCACGACCAGCGTTGAGGACAAAGTTTTGACATTTACCAAAGACAACCTGGTGGAACAGCGCGCCAACATCGTCAAACAGCGGGACGCGCAGATCGCCGAATTGCAAGCGTTGAAAGCCGCGGAGCTGGCCGACATTGACGCTTACCTTGCCGAAGCCGAAAAGCTGGGCATCAAGCTGGCCGCGGAAGTGGTGATTGACGAACCGATAATTAAATAAAACCCCTATGGAACAACAAGCCTGCCTTACCACAAAAGATGTCGTCAATTTTTGCAACCAAATGCAAGAGTGCAAGGACGGCATCGCCAACCTTGAAAAATCAATCGAGGAAATTAAGAAAATTCTTGCCGACCAAACCAAAAAGTTTGACGAGTTTAAATCTTTCGCAAGGGATGACAACGCGGCAATGAACGCTCAATGGGGGGATAGGTTTGAAAAACAAAACGACGAAAACGAAAAAAGATTTTCCAATTTGGAGAATTGGCGGGCTCTCCTTACCGGAGCAATGCTAATCATCGCCGCGGTGGGGGGATTTTTTGCCCAAAGCGTATGGGCATTGATCGCCAAATAGTTCTTTTAAAACGAGGTGGTATGAGATGCTAAAAATAGCGTATTGCCGAGCCAATGCAATGGCCGTCCCGGACTGGATGCTGGAATCGTGCCAAAAGAAAGAATGCAACCAAATCGCCTATATTTGCGAGGCGGATTTGATTGATATGTATCGAAAACAGGGGGAACTTTAAATGACCTACGAGGAAATCCTGCGGGAATGGAAAGAACTTGAAGCCAAGCGCGTGCTTGACCGCTACGAAAAATTGCGCGGACAGAGGGAGCGCAATGACTGAATATGTTTGCGGGCTTACCGGCCAACGAATCAATAACAACAAGTTAAAACATCGTTGCGCCGTGAGAAGCAAAACGCGAACAAGGGATTGCTTTTTCTTGAAACCAATCCCGCCTTTTTCCTTGCCGTGGAAAAATTAAACAAAAACCACGGCAAGGAAAAAGGGAGATTGTTGTCAATTATGGGTAGATTAGTTGCGAATAGGTTGTCAATGTTAAATAATACGTCACAATGCGAGTGGCGAAAATATATGTTAGAAGCAATTAAACAAATCAAAGGCACACGGCTTTTGATGTTTATGGTGATATTTGTGCTGGCGGGGTTGCAGGCGATAAACAACCAAACGCCCAATGATTACATTGCGGCTGTAATATCCGTGCTTGGCATAATCAAATCATTGTTGCCGTCCAGCGATTTGGTGATTAACAATAATATCACCAACGGCCCGGCGTCTGATGAAGTATCAAACAGATGAAATCCCGTGTTTGTTCCCAATGCCATCACCAAACATACATCGAAAAAGGCCGCAAGGTTTGCGAGAATTGCCAGATTAAATTATTTTTAGAGGATTATGGGGAAAAAGAAAAAGCCAAAATCGGGAGGTTGCAAAAAATAGGTGTAATTACACATATTTAAAAAATAAAATTATAATGTTAAAATAAAATTGTTTTTCCTCCCAGAAAAATACCGAACCCCCGAAAGGGGGTTTTGGTTTCTTGACAAAATCAAAAAATGCGATATGTTATTTGTCAATTTAACATAAACCCGTTGTGCCGAAAGGCATCACTCCGCAAGAGGTTGAGATGAACAATGGGGCTTGCTATAATCCTATACAGGGAGGTTGTTTTTAACGCACGACCTCTTGCAAAGCCCGCTGATTCATCTCGGCGGGCTTTACCATATCATGGCGAATAAAAAAATTGGCAGCGTGGAAAGGTTTGCAGTGGGGGACTGGCGGTATTTTGTTGGGTATTGTTCGTATTGCAAGCGAAAACATTTTTTAACAAAAGATGAAGCAAAATTTTTTGCCGAAGAAGTTTCTATTTTTTGCGGTGTGAGAAAAAATAATTTTGGGATTTTTCTAAAAAAAATAAAAATTCCAAAAATAAAAATTACTATTGAAAAACAAAATGAATTTCAAGAATTAATCGATCCAGTTCCTATTGATATTGTGCAACACTCAAAAAAGAGGGTGGGCGAGCGTAATTTTGATAATCGATATAAAGAAAAAGGCGGTGTTCAATGGTTTAAAGAAAATATAGATTTAACTTTGCGCGAGATCGCCGAGCATTACGGTTTTTCAATCAATTACGCCAAAAGGGTGCGGGATAGTTTGACTGGCGGTAGCAATATGTTAGAATCATTATAATAACGCAAAAAAATGACACAACGAGAACGAACAACGCAAAAATACCGAATGCAGGCATACCGCACCCAAAAAAGATTGAGTGAATTTAGATTGATTATTTTTCAGTTAAAAGAAAAAGTGGCAAACAAAGAGGTTGTATTGAGCGAATCGGCGAATGATATTTTTTCACACGCGCTAAAAATTGCGGAGCAAATTTGAAATTATTTCCTGTGGATAACTCAACTTGACAAGGTAGTAGCATTTGGTAAAATGAAGTTGTTAGAGGAGTATAAATGGAATTGCCCCTTACGGGTTATTATTTTTTAAACCTATCTGTTGCACAATGTAGACACCGCAATCAGAAGGTTTAAAAATTAAAATCATCGTATTTTACAGCGCAAAGCTGGGGGTAATTCCCTCAGCTTTTTTGTTTGGCGGCGGGGAGGGAAGCCGCCAAGCAAGGTCGAAAGCTCTGTAATTGTAAAGCCAAAAAAATGAATACGATACTGTATCACATTGCCGAGGGATTATCCTTTTTTGGAGGCATAGCGGTGATTATGGGATTGTGGATTTTGGCAACCATATGACAGCCGAAGATGAGCGCGAGATTGTTCGCGTGTGCGGTGCGGAGTATGATTTTTATGATATTCCGCCGGCGATTCGCAATCGCGAAAATGGAATTATTACGTGCGAGATTCCGATTCCGATAATTTCCCATCCGGCGAATAATGCCGAGGCGGATTATCTGGCGCGGTTGGCGCGGTGAAAAACGAAGCATATTGATGTTCCAATCGAAGCGAAGTAGAAACGCGGAGCAATAATTAAGGGGTGCAAATGCAATGGGGTGATGATTGGTGAGCGGCACCGCTTACGCTTATCATCCCCTTACATTTCCTAAAAAAATGATTCAACTAAGAAAAGCGGAGCGCAAACAGGCCAAACTAAGAATTAGTTTGTCTGGCGTTCCGGGAAGCGGCAAGACCTATTCAGCATTGTTATTAGCTAAGGGGTTGTGCGGCGATTGGTCTAAGGTGGCGTTAATTGATACCGAAAACAAACGCGGCGATCTATACAGCGATTTGGGGCCTTATAACATTGTAACGCTTGAGCCGGACTTTACGCCGGAAAAATATATTGAGTATATCGAGGCGTGCGAACAGGCCGGGATGCAGGTAATCGTGATCGATTCGATGAGTCACGAATGGGACGGCAAAGGCGGATTGCTGGAAGCCAACGAAAAAACCGCCGCGACAAGATTTAAGGGTAATACTTGGGCGGCTTGGGGAGTTTCCAAACCGCGCCATCAAAGATTCATCGATAAAATTATTCAGTCGCCTTGCCATATCATTGGCACAATGCGGAGCAAAATTGAGACGATTCAAACTGAAGACAAAAAAATTAAAAAGGTGGGAATGAAAGATATTCAGAAGGACGATACCGCTTACGAGATGACGATTACATTCAATATCGAAAGAGAAGGACATTATGCGGTACCAGAAAAGGACAATACCCATCTGTTTGATAAACGCGATCCGTTCATTATTGCCGAAAAGGATGGCGAGGCAATAAAAAAATGGAATGAATCGGGGGCAGTGGTGCCGGTTGATTATTCCAAAATCAAGGAGCAAATCTTTGACAATTTGGTGCGGATTGGCCAGAAGCCGGAAACCAAAGAACAAGCCGAAGCGATTATTAAAAAAATCACCAAGCTGGCGTTGACCGAAAAAAATTACGAAAAGATTTTGGATCGGTTGCACGTCGTCGAAAGCGAATCAAAAAAGGTCGAAGAAAAGCAAGATTTAAGCGCGCGAATAAAATCTAAAATGGCGAAAGTCGCGGCGTAATATTATGGCACAAATTACCATTCCATTTACGCTTTACGGCGGCAAGGTTATCGGCAGATTTGTCGAGAACAAAGAAACCGGATACCACGCGTATTTTGTGAGCGACGAAGAACGCAAGATCAAAAACGCGCGTCCGGCGGGCGTAACCACCATTCTTGGAATCAAGGATAAATCGCGGGCGTTGATGCCCTGGGCAACCGGTCTTGCCCGCGATTATCTCGAACAGCTTGTATTGGAGGGCAAGACAATATCCGTTCCGGATATTTATCAAGCGTGCGAGCTATACAAGGAGCGCAAAGAGGAAGCGGCGAATATCGGCGATGAAATTCATAATTGGTGCGAAAAATATGTTAAATGGCGGATTGGATTGGAAGGGTTTGGCAAACCGGATATTCCCAAAGACAAAGCAATTCAATTAGGCGTTATCGCGTTTCTCGAGTGGGAAGATTCGCACAAAGTTCAATTTGTTTCATCGGAAAGAATTATCTATTCAAGGCTTTACGGATATATCGGAAAAATGGATATTGAGGCGGTTGTCGACAGCAAGCTGGCGCTTGGAGATATTAAAACCGGCAACGGATTATACAACAGCGTTCGCGCGCAGACGGCGGCATATCTCAAAGGCGACGAGGAGGAATCGAAAAAGAAATATGATACTCGCTGGGCGATCCGGTTGAGCAAGGAAACCAAAGAGGAATACGACAAAAGAATGCACAAAAAGGGACTGAAAGACTGGCCGGATTATCAAGTGTTTGAAGCGATGGAGTTTGCCGACGAAGCCGATCAAGATTTTCAATGGTTTTTAGACCACAAAGGAGTTTATGATCGCGACAAAGAAACCGATTTTTATCGGTTAAAACAAAAAAAAAGTTAGGACAAATAAATATAAGTCCTAATTGACAAATAACAAAAAAAATTATGCCAACAAAAACAGTTGAACAAATTAACGCCGATTTACAATGGGTTGATGCCGAACGCAACGACGGTACTTGGAAGCCGGAAAGAGATGGAGATTTTTTGCAGGGTGAGTATGTTGGTTTTGAAGAAACCAACAGCGGTAAAAAAATTTATACGATTGTGGACGGCACCGGCGAAAAAATAAAAATCTGGGGCGGGAAAATCATTGATAGTTATTTCAATCATAAGACCGGCGTGAATATCGGCGAATTGGTGCGGATTACTTATCTTGGCCGTGTGATGATTGAAGGCAAATTTAACGATAAGGGTGAGCCGGCTTATTACAACGATTACAAAGTCCAGCACACCCTCGGCAAAAGGCCGCAAAGCAAACTGCCGAAAAGTGAGCCGAAAGCAGTCGAATCAAAGCAAGCAAAAGTCGAAATCCTGAATGATGAGGAAGAAGACATTGATCCCAAAAACATTCCTTTTTAATTGCAATTGCGCCAATCCCCCGCGATGGCGCGGGGGATTGGCAAAAATCAAATTCTGTGATTATCAGCTTGCCGGCGACTGGATCCGCGCCCAATTTCCGGCAAGCTGATAATCACAGGAACCGCGCCCAATATTATGCAATGGTTTAAATTTTATGGTCAAGATTATTTGAGCGACCCTAAAATGCTCGCGCTTACCGCCAGCGAAAGAAGTTGTTGGATTACACTACTTTCTTACGCAAGTGTCAATGATAACGGAATGATAACATTTTTGTCCGAAAATCAGTTGATGATACAAGCCGGCATTGAGCTTAATTCGAATGAATGGGAAAAAACGAAAGGTGTTGTCAAAAAGTTAGAAAAATTAAAAATGATAACGCTTGATAACGCCGATGATAACGAAACCATACAAATTAAAAATTGGAAGCAGAGGCAAGAAATAAAGCTGACAGGATATGAAAGAGTAAAAAAATATCGCGAAAAAAAGCGTAATGATAACGCAATGATAACGGATGATAACGCTGGTGATAACGCAATGATAACATCAGATAAGAATAGAATAGAAAAGAATAGAAAAGAAGAAATACTAAATACATGCGGCGCAAAATGCGCGCCGCGGGATGATCAAGATATTTTTAATATTATCAACGCATTCAAAATTGTGAATCCGTCTTACGCGAAGTATTTTAACAACGCTACCCAGCGTGGTGCCGCCAGAAGAATGATAAAAATTTATGGTAAGGATAAAATTTTACAGATGATTGCAATTTTGGAAAAAACAAACACATTGCCGTATTTTCCAACGGTAATTACGCCGGCGCAATTGGAAGATAAATGGGCGATTTTAATCGCCAAAATAAAACAAAAAAAAGTCGAGATGAATAACAACCAACCGGCAATAATTAAAATCCGATGAACACAAAAACACAAATTACTGATAAAACTTTCGCGATCCTTTACTGGAATGAAGATTACGACTGGGTGGATGAGAGAGAAGCAGAAATTATAAAACAGGCTCTTGCTCGCGGCGATAAATTTTTTGATCTTGGAAATGACCGGAACGCAATGTCATCCGTAGCAAGAATTATTTCCGGCGAAAAAATGAACTCAATTATCCGGCGCAAAAATGGAGAGAGGCAGTGCGGGGATTGTGGACGCTGGCTTCCAAAGGGATATACTTGCGGTTGCCAAGGCGGTAAATTTTAATTTTATATTATCAAATGGAAGACATGTTCGAAAAAGCCGAAAAACAAAAAGCGCTTCGGAAGCTGTGGGAATCATTAAAAACCAAAGGTCTTTTTTCGCAGTTTGCGAATTATGAGGAATGGATAAACGATCGAGATCGCAAGTTGCCAGCGGAAAAAAAAGAAATTCCGATCGCGATTTTGGAAGCCGAATGCCGCGCGGCGACGGAAGCGGTAAAATAAAATAAAAAATTATGACCACACAAGAATATCTGGCCGAACAAGAGCGTTTGTTCGATGACGCGAAAAATAACGATTGTCCGGCGCAAAATTGGAATTGCGAAAAAATAAAACAAAAAAATGGAAACAAAAATCAAAGAAAAAACAATTAAGCAAACAATCGCCGGAGTTCCTTTCAAGGTTGTTTGCGGCGGTGAAGCGGGATTTAATCGCCATCAGCGACGGGCGTTTGAAGCGATAGCGCGCCGGTCGCCAAATTATAAAAAAAAGAAATTCCGATCGCGATTTTGGAAGCCGAATGCCGCGCGGCGGTAAAAAATTAACCACAAAAAAATGACAATTAACGAAGCAACAAAAAAAATTAGCGATAAGTTTTACGAGGGTTCTGAAGAAGGTATCACCAAACAAGATTTAGATATTTTCATTTCCGACCAAATTAAAGAAGTGATGTTCGAGGGACAAGAAACATTCAAGAAAGTGGCCGAGGAAACCAAGCGCGAGCGTGATTGCGCGGAGGAGAAGTTGAAAACGATTTTGGAAATAATCAAAAAATAATATGCCGCAAGAAAAATGGGATGAGGAGTTAATAGAGAAACTTGCCGACATTGAACATCAACGATGGGCAGATTGGCAGAATTATGTCCACCAAAAACTTAAATATCGGGAGAGGATAAATCAAGGAGAAAGAACGGCTTGGTATGTTCTTGACCCGATATGGTATGAGAGATGGGAGAAACTGATAGACCAAGATTATTCCGAGTTGTCCGAAAAAGAAAAGGACAGCGATAGAGAACAGGTGGCAAGATACTGGTTGTTGATACAGGAAGTTCGCCGCCAAGCCAAACTGGAAACATTGGAGGAGGCGAGGGGGTGGATTGGGGAGGACAGTAATATTTGGGGAGAGCAGAAAGAGTTTAATGCGACACAGGCTATTTTGAGGGGAATGGAACTTGCGGAAAATAAATTAAAATCCGACCTTCGCCAAAAAATAGATGAGGAGATTAAAAAACTAAAATGAACACCAAACCCAAAACCCCGCCTAAAAACCCCCCGATCCTTTGCGCCAAGTGCGACAAGCGGCTGACTATCCGAATGGCCGAGGTCAAGCAGAGCTTTGTGTGGGAGGCGGGGAAATACTTTTGCTTTGATTGCCGTATCGAGGCGGGTGAGGAGGAAAAATAAAAAATAAACCTAAATAAACCTATGGAATCAAACCCAAAAGACGAAAAAACATCAGGTTGTGAACATATCTTTACAATCAGCCACATTACTAATGAATGGGATTATACTGGCACACACGAAGACAGAATCGCTTATATTATTTGCCAGAAATGTGGTTTAGTCAAAAGACAAAAAGTTGAATAATGTTTCAGGTCTACAATGCCCCCCAAAGCCTCCACGTTTGATGATTAAGATCAATAAAAAATTATGAAATCCGAAAATACTTTGAGAATGGAAAAATGTCCGCGGTTTCAATCTTGCAGTATTCCCAAGTGTCCGATTGATGAGGATATGAATCAAAGGATTGAATTGCCGAAAGACCCGATATGCCCATTAAGGCGCAAGGTTGAGGGTAAGCGTCGTGCCAAAGTTGAAGGGAGGTTAGCGGCAAATTGGAGAAAGTTGGCTGAATGTATACCGTCAGTCAATTTAAAAAAGTGAAGCCGACCCAAACATCAACTTCGGGAGTATAGTTCTATAACCAGCTTATAGAAAAAGTAAAACTATGCAAAAACGGGTATCGTAGCGTAAACTCCCAAGGCCGTTGTCCGGCCAAACGGGAGGTGCGGGTTTTGGAGGGAGAATAAATAAAAAATCCTATGAAAAATCTTTATCCGCCGTATATTGGCGCAAAATTGGGAGATGTTAGTCAGGGTTTTTGGGCGCAACAAATCCAAGGCGGCTACCACCAAGGCGTGGATTTTTCCCCCGCCAACGGCTATGGCAAGTTCTTGCTGGCGCCGGAGTTGTGCCGAGTGGAACGGATAATCACGGACGATACTTTGGATAACGATTTTTATCCGAAATTGGAACGCGGTTATGGGATTATTTTGACTTCGTTGATTAACACAAACATCAAGTATTTGTATTGGCATTGCCAGCAGTGTTTTCCCGTGAAGGCCGGGGACATTGTGGAGGGGGGGAAACCAGTAGGTTGTTTGGGAAATTCGGGATTATGCTACGCCAATGGTAAATATGTTGCTTTGCGGGATCGAGCCAGCGGTAAAGGAGCGCATTTGCATTATGAACGCAGGGATGCGCGGCAAGATCCGGATTTAACCAATCCCGTGGATTTTATCGATTTTGCCAAGCCGGTGAAGCTTGATATTTTGCGGGCGGTGCAACAACAAATTATCGCAATTCAGAATTTAATCCTTAATCGAAAATAACAATGGACCAAATTTTACAATTTCTTTTGTATCTCGGCCGGTGGCAGTTGAGCACATTGACGCTGTGGCCGTGTATGGAATTGTTCAAGAAGCTGCCGACATTTTGGCGCGTGGTGCTGGGCAATCTGATCGGCAGTTGTATATTTTTTTGGGTGGATATGTTAATTTTTAGAAAATGAAAACAGAAATTAATCAAGGTGCAACAAGATTGAGCAAGCCCGCGAGAAATGAAAAAGGGCAACTTTTGCCTGGAAATTCAGGCAATCCAAAAGGCAGAACGCCGGACACGCCCGAGCAAAAATTGAAAAAAGAAATTGCGAAAAAAATGAAAGAAGAATACGCGCAAGAATATCTTGGTAGGTTGGCGGAAGCGTTGCCGGAGATCGCGCCTATTTTAATAGCTAAGGCGGTTGGCGGGGATATGCAAGCAATCAAGGAGATCAACGATAGGGTTATCGGCAAGCCCAGCGACCCGAATCAAGGCGGCAATGTTGTCGCTGTCCAAGTTAATGTTGGCGACGACCGCCAAAAATACGAATGAGATACAAAGCGTTCATCGAGGATTATTTTTTAATTGACGAACCCAAGACCGGCAAGCTGGTGCCGTTCAAGTTCAACAAGGTGCAAGAGATGTATTACGGCGAGCTTTGCGAATTGGGATTGGAGGAGAAAGGAATATCCGCGCCCTTGCGCGAGTTTATCGTCAAGGCAAGGCGCGAGGGGTTTAGTTCGTTTGTGCTGGCGTTGTTTGCCGCCGATGACATATTGCAAAAGAACCCGACCGAATCGATGGCGGTGAGCTACAAAGATGACGCGACCGCGACATTCCGCAAAAGATACCGGCGTTATATCCTTTCCTATTTCGCGCGCAAGAGCGGGCTGGATGTGAGCGACATTCAGATCGACAGTAATGTTTTAGAAAAATACGCCAAGCAAGCGTTCGTCGTGGACGCGACCGATTTGGTATTAAGGCACAATGGGGCGCACTTCTATTGCGGGACGGCGGCGGCAAGGACGGGCGGGCGCGGCGGCGTGTTGCAGAAGTTGCTATTCAGCGAGGCGGCGCATTATCAGGACACGGAAAAGATGACGGCAATGGAAATCATCGAAGGCACGGCGCAACAGGTCGACAAAAACAGCGGCTGGATATTCCAAGAATCGACCGGCAACGGACAGGGCAATTACTTTTACAAAACATACGAGGCCATCAGCAAGGGATTGTCGCGCTACACTTTGCGCTTTTACGGCTGGCGCAGTTTTTACAACGAGGAGCAGTTTATGGTGATCGCCAGCGAGTTTACCGACCCGGATATGGTCAAGCAGGAATACCCCGAAACTGTTGAGGAAGCGTTTTTGGCCAGTTCGATGCTGTTTATCAACAGCCGGCAGATTTATGAAATGGTGGATTGCGATGCCAACAAACAACTTTATTCTTTTTTGGAGTTTGACGGGGTGAATTATATCGACCAGTGCGAAACGATCAAGGATTTTTTGGTGACGCTGGAAAAGACAAACCCCAACCGCCGCTTTTATGTGGGCATTGATTGCGCCCGCGATGTTGACCGGACGGTAATCACGATTATCAAAGAAAAAGAGCTGGCGGCGCAGGGTGGAGTGCGGGGGATCGCCATTGACGCCACCGGCGCGGGTGATTTTATGCCTGATTGGTTTGAGCGCAATTCAAAGTGGTTTGTGCATCGCGTGAAATTCAGCCGGTCAAGCAAGAATGTGATGTATAAAAACTTGCAAGCGGTGATCGTGGGCAAGCGCACCGAATTGCCGCTGTTTATTGTGCGAAAACAATTTGTATCTGATGAGTGGAAACACTTTTTCAGCCAAATAACCAGCTTGCAAAAAGAGATTATCGGCGAAATGCTGGTGATCAGCCACCCGAAAGGAAATTGCACCTCCAAGAGCCACAATTACGATAATTGTTCATACCACGATGATTATCCCGATTCGTGGGCGCTGGCCGAGCTGGTGTTCGTGGTGGTTAATGGCGTGCCTTTGGGAAGCCGTCCGCCCGAGGAGAACAGCAATTTTGACACCGCCGTGCGAAGATTGCTTAATAAAACTAACGCCTATGTTTCAAGAGGAGGAGATGAATACAACTGATTTTCGGTTTTTGACCGAGGCTGAGAAAATGGTGATTTACCGGATGCGCTGTT